TGCTCTCGCAATACGCCATATGGAGCTACCAGTTGGCGAGTTTATTGCAGAATCACTTGAAAAAGAGGTTCCCGAATCTGCACGGACTTTATTAGAGTCAAACGTCAAGGATGAGATCAAACATGATCTTGCTCTTGGCTACATAACCAACGCTATAGGCGTTGACGAGAAGTCTGAGAAAGAAGCCTTCTTACTTAGGGATGCGTGGGAAGCGCACCCTGATCACATGATTACCAAAGCTTTAGTTATTGAACGTGCTATATTCTTTGTTCTACTGCCTATGTTTAGGTTTAATGGTGATGCTGGTCTCAGAACAGTATCAGCTGATATATCCAGAGACGAACAGATACACGTGGCCACTAATAGTCTCGTATGTGCTGATATGGGTCTTACTCCTAGTCAATCTCTGGATAAACTTAGGAAAGCCACAATTAACTGGATCATGGAGCCATTAGGTAAGAATACCTATGGCGATAAATATTTAAGCAAAAAATTTTGGCTGGATTCTAGCGATAATCTTATGTATAACGGCAAAGCTCCTGAGCTTTCGGAAACTAAGTCAGCTAGAATGCCTGCCTTTTTCGAGCATTCTAATGTCAATCTCCCCCAATATTCTTGAGCCAATACTAGGACCAACCATTGAGTCAATCCTTAATGAGCTTGAAGAAATCCATCCACCAATAAACCCACAACCTAATGAATCAATGGAAACAATTATGTATAGATCTGGACAACGATCAGTTGTTGAGTGGATAAAAACAAGACTTAGTGAGGATAGTTAAATGTCTGTTAACGTTCGCGACTTAGGAGCATCTGGAAACACATATAACACTGATGATGGCACCCATGCACACAAAGATGCTGATGGAGGTTATCAACTAACTGGGTTTGCAACAGATGATGAAATTAAATCACATATAACTGACCTATATGCTAATGCTTTTGGTAGAGATCCGGTCTTTAATGACGATACGTCTGATACAGCTGACTACTGGTTAGGAGCTGTTCGAAGAGGAGACCATGGAGGTAATGATTGGCAGAGATGGTTGGACGATAGTATTTATGGTAGTCAAGAAAGATCTAGACTACCTGCAGGTTTAACGGAGCATGATAAAGATTTTCTTTCAAATTTAAAGGGAAAAGGAGGAGGTTATTCAGGACCATCAATGGCTGACTTCCAAAAGATGTTGCAAGATACTTTTGGTAATCCTTGGACACCTTGGGGTTACGGTTGGGGAGGTAATAACTCTGACGCTGTAAGAATAAATAGATCACAAGCCTCTAGACGTGGATCTTCATACGCAGGAAATAAAAGCTCCTTTAACAGATCTGGTTCACGTTTAAATACACAAGGCACACCTTGGATGAGCACACTAAACATATAAAATAATGACTGCAAAAACTAGGTATGACTATTTATCAGGAGAACGTACACAGTTTCTAGACGAAGCAGAACAAGCAGCAGAATTAACTCTTCCATATTTAATCATTAAAGATCAATACACCAAGGGGATGAGACATCTTCCTACACCTTGGCAGAGTGTTGGAGCAAAATGTGCAGTGACATTGGCAGCAAAACTTATGCAGTCAATGCTCCCTGTACAAACCAGCTTCTTCAAGTTGCAGGTAGATGAAAGTCAACTTGGTCAGGAATTTGGTCCACAGATTAAATCAGAACTAGACTTATCTTTTGCAAAGATTGAGCGTACTATTTTGGAGGCTATATCATCTTCCAATGATCGTGTCGTAGTACACGAAGCACTTCTACATTTAGTTGTAGCAGGTAACGCTCTTGTCTTTATGGGTAAGGAAGGACTGAAGTTATATCCGTTGAATCGCTACGTCCTAGAACGAGATGGGAACGGCAATGTGATTGAAATAGTCACGAAGGAAACAATTGCAAAGAAACTAATTGAAGATCAACTACCAGAGGATGTACTACAACAGTACGATACAGTGGTTGATGGATCTGATGACAATGTTGAAGAGTGCGATATCTACACCCACATCAAACGAGACAACAACAGATACGTCTGGCATCAGGAAGTACATGGAAAAATACTAGAAAAATCCTACGGGAAATCACCTATTGATGTAACACCTTGGATCGCACTGAGATTTAATTCAGTTGATGGTGAGGATTACGGAAGAGGTAGAGTCGGTCAGTTTATTGGCGACTTAAAATCATTAGAAGCATTGTCCCAAGCCTTAGTGGAAGGGTCAGCTGCTGCAGCAAAAGTTGTGTTCACAGTATCACCTAGTTCAACCACGAAACCCAGTACCCTTGCTAACGCAGGTAATGGCGCAATCGTGCAAGGGCGTCCTGACGATATCGGGGTGGTGCAAGTGGGGAAAAGTGCCGACTTCGGTACTGCATTCCAGATGATGCAACAACTAGAGCGTCGTCTTAATGATGCGTTCTTAGTTATGCAAGTTAGACAAAGTGAACGCACAACAGCTGAAGAGGTACGCCTCACACAGATGGAGTTAGAGCAACAGTTAGGTGGACTATTCAGTCTTCTCACTACTGAGTTCTTACTTCCATATCTAAATAGAATACTTAATCAATTCCAAAAGAATGGAAAGATACCACGTCTACCAAAGGATATAGTTAAGCCAACAATTGTTGCTGGTATTAATGCACTTGGACGTGGACAGGATAGAGAAAGCTTAGGTCAGTTCTTACAGATCGTTGCACAGACAATGGGTCCAGAGGCAGTACAGAAGTTTATTAATCCAGAGGAAGTAATCAAACGATTAGCAGCTGCATCAGGTATTGATGTATTGAACCTCGTCACTTCGATGGAAGAGATACAACAACGTGAGCAGCAGGCACAACAAATGGCTATGCAGCAACAGCAACAAGAACAACAAGTTGCAATGATGAAGACTCCAATGATGGACCCATCTAAGAACCCTGCAATGGCTGGACAAGAACAACCACCTCAACAAGAATGAGCGACGAACAAACACTTACTTATGATGCTGGTACTGAAACAGTAACCACTGAAGAAACTCTTACTCCAGATGAGCAGGACTCATTGCAAGTTGGAGAACAGCTAGAGGCTCAAGAAGAGTCTCTATTGGCTGGTAAATATAAGAATGCAGAGGAGCTAGAGAAAGCTCACATAGAACTGCAAAAAAAATTAGGCGAAAAATCTGATACGGATTCAAAGGAACCCGAAACCACAGAAGAGAAAGAAGAAGAGAAAGAAGAAGAGAAAGAAGATTCTAAAGAAGAATCCGAATCAAACATTCTTGATCAACTATGGGATGAAGGTAGTAATAATAAGATTTCTGAGGAGACTATAAAAAGTCTTTCTAAGATGAACCCTATCGAAGTTGCAAAGTTAGCAATGCAGCAACGTCAAGCAGAATCAACTAATGCAACAAGAGAGTTTACAGAGCAAGACGTTCAACAGATACACGGGTTAGTTGGTGGTCAAGAGAACTACAACAACATGATGTCATGGGCGCAACAAAATGTATCTGAACAGGAAGTGAATATGTATGACGATGTAATGGAGCTAGGTAATCCCTTAGCTGCATACTTTGCAGTACAAGCTATGGCTCTTAAGTATCAAGATTCTGCTGGTAAAGATGGTCAGATGATTACAGGTAAAGCACCTAAGTCAACAGCTGATGTATTTAAAAGCCAAGCTGAAATGATTAAAGCTATGGAGGATGATAGATATAATGATGACCCTGCATACAGAGAAGAAATTCTCCAAAAACTAGAACGTTCAAACATTAATTTTTAACTATGGCACCATACGGACCTGGAACTTACGGCACTAAAAAAGGTAGACCACCTAAGAAAGGTATAAAGAAGAAGTAGGAAGACATGGCGACCTGAACGTTCATCATCGCCATTCACCTATCTCTTAAATCAATGACTGTTATAACCGAATACGGTAAGCAAAACATTTTTGCAAAAGAAACACCACCAAGACTTATGAACGAAAACGAACAAGGCTTCTTAATGGAGCAAGCTGAGAGAACTAATGGACAACTAGCCATGCTTGGCTTTGTTGCAGCCCTCGGCGCATACATAACTACTGGACAAATCATTCCAGGTATTTTTTAAACCTTTTATAAATGACTACAGCCACACTAACAAAACCATTTGACAACTGGCAGCGTTTCTGTGACTGGGTTACTAGCACTAACAATCGTCTCTACTTGGGATGGTTTGGTGTGCTTATGATCCCTGCACTATTAACCGCTGCAACAGCATTTATCATAGCTTTCATAGCTGCACCACCAGTTGATATAGATGGTATTCGTGAACCCGTAGCTGGCTCACTACTCTATGGAAACAACATCATATCGGGAGCGATTGTCCCGTCATCAAACGCAATCGGACTCCACTTCTATCCCATCTGGGAAGCAGCCAATCTCGATGAATGGCTTTACAACGGTGGACCCTACCAACTCGTCGTCTTCCACTTTCTTATTGGTATCTCAGCTTACCTGGGACGCCAGTGGGAGCTTAGCTACCGATTAGGAATGAGACCATGGATTTGTGTAGCTTATTCCGCACCAGTTGCAGCATCATTTGCTGTCTTCCTTGTGTACCCATTCGGTCAGGGGAGCTTCAGTGATGGTATGCCTCTTGGTATTTCAGGGACTTTCAATTTTATGTTTGTCTTTCAGGCAGAACATAATAT